GAGGCTTTGGAACTTGTCAAAGATGGGGCGTTAGATCAATTATCTATTGGATTCATGCCAATTAAAAATCGCAAACGACCAGATGGTGTCATGGAGCGCATCAAGGCACACCTAGCGGAAGTATCACTGGTGACCTTTGGTGCGTATGGAGATATGGCCTCAATAGTAGGGGTGCGAGATGGTGTGCCAGTTGCAACACCGAGAGCTGATGAAGCCAGAAAGATTTTAAATGCCATACAGCATAAAAAATGACCATCCAGATTGTGATGGCTTTGCAGTTGTAAAAGATGCAGATAATGAATTACTTGGTTGCCACAAAACAAAATCTCAAGCCCAGGAACAACTGACTGCAATAAACATCTCCGAGTATGGCACTCGCGCTTTGCCGCAAAATTACAGACCAGCCTCTAGTGATGATGTACCTGAAGGTCGCAACTGTGCTAACTGTAGTTTTTATCGCGCTGGTTATTGTGAACTCTGGGAGGCCAATGTCAAAGCCAATTACTATTGCAACCGCTGGGCAGCCATGGTTGAAGATAGAGCAGATCCAGCTGCACCAAAAAAAGATCAGATTGAGGGCAGTGACAAAAACAAACCTGGTAGTGCTGCAGGCAAGGGCGGAGATATTACAATCAATGCTGCCACTGAGACAGCTTTACAAAATAAGGCAGATGATCATAATGCAGCTATGAGTAAGGCAGATCGCCCGAACTGGACAAGGGTGCGTGTTGGTTCATTGAAGGCTGTGTATCGAAGGGGGGCTGGTGCATACTCAACATCTCACCGACCTGGTATTGGTAGGGCGCAGTGGGCAATGGCTAGAGTAAATGCGTTTTTATATTTAGCAAGGACTGGTGCGCCAAAAAATAAAGCCTATGTTGGTGATAATGATCTATTACATGCAGATCATCCAAGATATTCAAAACAAAAACGCGAGGCCAGGCAGGATAGTTATTCACCAACCCAAGCCATGAAGAATGAAGCCCAGAGAGGTTTAGATTGGCGCAGGGAGTTTGGTAGAGGTGGTACAGAGATTGGTATTGCTAGAGCAAGAGATATTGTAAGTGGGAAGGACTTACCACTTGAAACTGTAAATCGGATGGTCTCTTTTTTTGCACGCCATGAGGTAGATAAACAGGCGGAAGGTTTTAGACCAGGTGAGGATGGCTACCCTTCAAATGGCAGGATTGCATGGGCATTATGGGGTGGTGATGCTGGCAAAGCTTGGTCAGAAAAAATTGTCAGTCAAGATAGATATGATGATGATGAAGATGATGATAAGCCAAGATATAACACTGCCTGGCTAATCTTACAAACAATACAAAAAAAGATATAATATAAAAAGTAGAACACCTGACCCTTTTTGTAAGCGTGTCACACCTTCTCAATCCAAACTAATTATAGGAGAAAAATGTCAAATGCTTTTTTAGCTTCTCTTACTGAGAAGCGTGAATCAAAGACTGCTCTTATTCAATCAACTTTAGATCGCGCAGCCGAAGAGGTACGCGATCTGACAGAGGTAGAGTTGGCGAATGTCGAAGCTCTAAATCTTGAAATCAAAAAGTTGGATGAACGCATTGAGCAGATGAGTGATATAGAGATCCGAAATCAAAAGGCTGCAGAATTGGCAGCCAAGGTTGATGCTGGATCTGTACCACAAAAAGAAGTTCGCGCTGGTGGCTTCACTGTTACCAAAGAGGAACTTACATACTCAGAGCGTGGCCGTCATGATTTTCTAACTGATGCGCTCAAGGCAACATTTAAAACAGATGGTGATGCCTCTGAAAGAATTGCACGCCATCAAAAAGAGATGGCAATCGAGTATCGCGCTGTAGATACTTCAAGCTTTGCAGGCTTGGTAGTACCCGCCTATTTACTGGATCTTTATGCGCCTCTGGCACGGGCTGGTCGTCCATTTGCAGACGCATGCCGCAAACATGCACTGGGTAATCAAGGCATGTCCGTAGTTATCTCAAAGATCAATACTGGTACAACTGTCGCATATCAAACATCTCAAAACACTGCAGCTGTATCTCAAGACATGGCCGACACTACTTTGACTGTCAATGTCAATACTATTGCAGGCCAACAATCTGTATCTAAGCAAGCTCTATTGCGTGGATACAATATTGAGCAGATTGTATTGGGTGATTTGATTCGTGCTTATCACACCAAACTAGACAATGCTTTACTAAATGGTACTGGTGCGAACAATCAACCAACTGGTTTAGTAACTATGACCACTGGTATCTTGGTAACTTATACAGCTACCACTGGCACTGTCGCTGGAGTATTCCCTAAGATTGCAGATGCTATTCAACAAATTCAAAGTCAAATCTTTGCTAATCCAAATGCAATCATTATGCATCCACGCCGCCTAGGATTCTTCTTGGCTGGATTAGATAGTCAAAACCGACCATTAGTTGTACCAACTGCTAACAATCCTGTAAATGCTTTAGGTATTGGCAATGGAACATTTACTTATGGTCAAAGTGGTTATCAGATACTTGGCTTGCCAATTATTGTTGATGCTAACATTGCAACAAATCTTGGTGCAAGCACAAATCAAGACACCATCTTTGTGGTAGATCTTAATGAGTGTCACCTATTTGAAGAGGGTGGACAACCAACCTATGTTCAATTCGAAGAGCCAAATGGCAAGGTCGCTATAAATACTGTTTTGTTTGGCTTCTCAGCCTTCACTGCAGAGCGTTATCCAAAAGCCATTGCCCAAATCAATGGCACAGGTCTGGCAACACCAAGCTTCTAATCAAAATATTCTAAGCCCCCTACCCTTCCAGGGGGCTTAGAACTTAATATGATTGGTATTTAAGATGGCAATTACAAATGGTTATGCAACACTGGCAGAGATAAAGACATATTTATCGATTTCAGATGCAACTGATAACACTTTATTGGAAGCATTAGTTGAATCATCATCTCGCTCTATTGATCGGATCGCCAATCGTAGATTTTATGCAGATGCATCAGCCTCAGCCAGAAAATACAGAGCATACTCAGATGTTTTTGTTTATGTAGATGACATAAGTACCACCACAGGTTTGGTCGTAAAAGTTGATGAATCAGGTAATGGTACTTATAGTAAAACCTTGACTTTAGATACAGATTTTATTTTAGATCCACTGACAGCCGCATCATTAGATAGACCCTTCACCCAATTAACCATGGTCTCTAATACTGAGAGTTGGCCAATCTTTCCAGGCATTACACAAAATGGTTTGCGCCCAGGTGTTGAGGTAACAGCTAAATGGGGCTGGCCAGCTGTGCCTGATGATGTCCATGTAGCTTGTTTGATTCTTACCGCCGATCTTTACAAACGCAAAGATGCCCCAGGTGGGGTTTTAGGTTTGGGGGATCTTGGTGTCATCCGCATGTCACCAGTGGGCAGAGATGTTACTTATATGATTCGCGCCTACCAAAAGATTGCGATTGCATGATCCCCAGCACTGTACGCGATAATCTTAAGACCGCTTTGCAGACAATATCTGGCTTAAGAGTTATGGATTATGTACCCGACTCAGCCAATGTGCCTACCAATAATGCCTTTGCAATCGTAGGTCAATTAAGTCTTAATTATGATTTTACTGTGAATCGAGGTTTTGACACTGCAACCTGCAACATTATTGTCATGGTAGGCAGGATGAGTGAGCGCAATGCGCAGGAAAGATTAGATGGGTTACTTGCCTCATCTGGTTCAAACTCAGTAAAGGCCGCGATTGAGTCTGATAAAACATTAAGTGGCGCAATACAAACTCTCAGGGTGGTGTCTGCAACACCAGGCACACTAACTTCCGCTAATATTGACTACCTAAGTTATCAGTATTCAGTGGAATTGATAGGTTAGCGAAAGGAAAAAGATGGCAATATTTATGGGTAACAAAGTTGCAGTCATTGTTGGAGCTACAACAATCAGCGACCATGTTAGTACAGTCAGTTTAAATCGTGAGGTAGAGCAAGTAGTAATTTCCAGCATGAATGACACTGTACAGAATATGGTAGGGGGTCTCGAGGTTTCGCAAGTGAGCCTGGAAGTCTTCAATGATTTTGCTGCATCATCTGTAAATAGTTTATTTGAGGATGCAATCGGCACTAAGTTGGCAATCAAATTGATACCAGTAACAGGCACAGTCTCAGCGACCAATCCAAGTTACTCAATGTCATGTTTGGTTTCCCAATGGACACCAATTTCAGGATCAACCGATTCTGCAATGACAGCCAGTATTACACTTCCTGTTACAGCTATTACAAAATCAACCAGCTCTTAATTAGGAAAGGAAGGACATGCACAGAATTGAGATCACAAAGAAAGACGGCAAAAAGATTAGTTATGATCTTACGCCATCAGTCAAAGTTGCATTTGAGGCAGAGTTTAAGACTGGGTGGCGTAAGAGGCTGGCTGAATCACAAATGGAGTCAGATTTGTGGTGGTTTGCGCATAGACTTGAAAAAGATGCAGGCAAAACAGATTTAGCCTTTGGTAATGAGTACATAGATCAATATGAAGATGTTGATCTAATCTATGACTCAAAAAATGGCTAGACCGACATGGACAGATTTGGGAGATTGCATCTGTGTCGGTTGCAACTGGTATCAGCCCTAAAGATCTTTTAGAGGTTGAGCCTGCAGTTTATATGGCAATCAAAGCCATATTGCATGAGCAATCTCAAAAATCAAGGACAATGAGGCGCAGATAATGTTTCAATTTAAAATTGATGAGGCAATCTATATTAAAAACTTTGATGCGATTTTAGAAAAGTTAGAAAAGATGGATCCTAAACTTGCCAAAAAATTTAAAAGCCAATTACGCAAAGCGATAAGACCTGTTCAAAATAAAGCCAAAGGTTACATACCAAACTCACCCTTTCCAGGTTGGCGTGAAACTAAACCCTTTTATCCGACCAACTGGGGTTGGGCTTATGACAATGTTCACCGAGGTCGCACTTATGGTAAGACCAATGAGTCAAGGTGGCAATGGGATGCCGAAAAGGTAGCGAGAGGGATTCGAATATCATTTGCCCCAAGTAAAGTACAAAGACAAGGTTTAAATATATCGGTCTCAGCTTTGTCATTACAAAATACCAGTGTGCCAGGTATTATCTATGAATTAGCTGGATTTGGCACAGCCAAAAGTAAAGGCCGCACTAAAAGAGTAAGTCGTAACCCGAACGCCAGCGAAGAGTTTATTGACAGAGTGAGAAGAGCAGAAAAAGGCGGCAATAGTGGCAAACAAAGGCTTATCTATAGAGCCGCACATGAATTAAAAGATCAGGTACATGCTAATCTTTATGGTGTGCTTAAAAAATATTTAGGCGAAAATTTTAAAGGGTAGATATGCCACTTAGTCAAAATGTAATTATTAACTTCCTTACAAAGTTTGATAAAAAAGGACTCCAAAGGGCAACCAAAGATTTAAAGGGTTTTGACAAGTTTGTTGCAACTGCCAGATTTAGTTTGGCAAGATTCGCCAAGGTGAGTGCAATCGCGGCTGGAACTGGCTTAACAATATTTGCTAAAAAATCTATAGATGCGGCCTTAGCTCAAGAACGCTTAGATAAATCTTTACAATTAACTTTGTCATCCATTGGTAAAACTGGGCTTTTATTACAAACAAAAGAGTTTATCGAAAACTTGCAGGATTTAACAAATATCAGCGAAGATCAACTCACACCAGCTTTACAAAAATTGATCGCCCAAACTGGCAACCTAGATTCTGCTCAATTACTTTTGACCAGAGCATTAGATATATCGGCGGGAACAGGTCAAGAATTTGATTTGGTGCTAAATGCGATCACAAAAGCGGCGGTAGGTAATTTTGCCAGCCTGGGCAAACTCTCGGTTGGATTATCGGCTGCCGAGGCCAAAGCAATGGGTTTTGTTGAAGTCATGCAGGCTTTGGAGAGATTTCAAGGTGATGCCGAGGAATCAACAAAAACATTGGCAGGCCAGATTCGCGGATTTAGAATTGATGCAGGTGAGGCAACTGAAGAGGTAGGAACTGGATTCCTGCAGATGTCCTCATTTATTGCAGGCACAAAGGGTGATCTTGATAAATTTGGTAAATCTCTTGTAACAAAAGCTAAAGATTTTGCAGACTTTATGGTTGGTTTTGGTAAAGTCTCTAATCAAAAAGGTTTTTTTGATGCTGTTACAACTGGATTCAATGATCTTGCCAAAGAGGGTAATAAAGTAAGACAGGAAAGAATCTTAAAAGAAAAAGGGTTATTTGGTTTATCAGGTAATGTTTTGAGTGCATTGGAACAACAAAATAAAGTTACTAATAAACAAAAAAATTCTGCAGCCATATTAGCAAAAATTCAGGCCGATATTTTAGCAAAAAATAAAAAGATAAATGCTGAAAAACGCGCCCAGGAAGCCTTAGATAAAAAGAAGGCGCAGCTTGAAGCAATGTTTGATATTGATCGGATAAATCTACAGGCTGCTCTTACTCGCAAGTTATCTGCCGAAGATGCACTTCGAGTAAAACTTTTGCAACAACTTGCAGATGGTACAAAGGCTGCAGTAGATGAAGCACAAAGATATGCAGATGTCTTAAAGGTTATTGAAGATGGCAAAATCACTACAGCTGAAATTGATGAATTAGCTAAAAAATGGGGCATCTCAACCACTGCAGTCTTAATGTACTTGCGACAATTATTTGAGGCCAATGCCGCTTTAAGATCTATGCTGGCATTACTTGATGAATTAGCAAAGAAAAAATTTCCGCAACCAACTATGGGTGGGGGTGGGGGAATGTTTGAGCCTGGATATTTTATTGAATTAGGCCAACAATTAGTGGGCACAAAAGGTTACGCGGGCATGAGCGCAGCTGAGATTACCGCTGAAAGATATAAAGAATCTGGTGCAGCTCGCAGAGGTATCCCTTTGTTTGCAGATGGTGGCATTGTCACCAAACCAACTCTTGGCATGTTGGGCGAGGCTGGTAGTGAAGCGGTAATTCCATTAGATCGCATAGGGAGCATGGGTACAAAGGTCGTAGTAAATGTGCAAGGCTCTGTTATATCTGAGGGTCAATTGCAATCTGTAATCCAAGATGTTTTGTATAACTTAAACCGAACTGGGGCGGTTACTCAGCTCACAAACTTAGGCAGATAATGTCAGCTGCAGTTTTAAAGGTAGAGGTGGATTTTTCCCAGGGTGCAAGTTTTGACCCAGCCCTTGTACTTGATGATCCTGCTACACCTTTAGATATTGCAGTCTTAGGTACTGTAGCTGCAGATGTTGTAGATATAACTCCATTTGTAACTCAAGTATTTATTAGGCGTGCATTTAATAGATCATCTGACTCATTTACTGGTGGTAGTGCCAAGGTTGTCTTTGTAGATCAAACAGGTGAATTTAATCCTGCAAACACATCATCAGACTTATACGGCAAAATCAAACCCATGAGAAAGATCAGATTTACAGCCACTTTTTCTAATGTCAACTACAATCTAGGATCTTTTTATGTGCAACAATGGGA